GATGGGCGACAAGTTACCGACTTTCATTACTTCTCGACTGCTCGCATGGATTGTCCGGTCATCGCAGTGATTGGTACGGAACTCATGACTTACACGACGGAAGGGCGCTGGGGCGGCCCAGCCAGTCCAGCAGATCTGTTCATGGCGCCGCAGAAGCGGACTGTCTTTCTCAACCTGCACAAGCAGCGCGATACCGGCGATATCGCGCCATTCCTATATGCCGATGAAGCGTACGCAAAACGCCAGTGCGGCAATTCGATGAATTGCCTTGGAACGTTTCCCATCGAAATCGAAGATTGACCCACAAACGCATCACGAACCCACTTCACGACTCATATACGGATCAATCATGAACGTCTACCACTGGATAGCCATCATCCTTCTCGCTGACGTGCTGCTCGTAATGTTTGTGCGGGGCGCGGACGAACGCCGTGGTGAGGCGCCGAAGCGGAAAACTAAGTTGGGGGTGCAGTGATGGCTGATCAATTGAAAGTCTGGTGGATTCCGCAGATCCCCGGCGCGTCGTTCGAAGTGCGGGTCGCCAGCGTGGACGAGGCGAAGAAGATTCTGACCGTGCTGGCCGACTACGACATTTTCCAGTACGAGAACCGCATCAAGGGCGACTACTGCAATGCGGGTGGCCTGGTGACGCTGGAAGACGGCGAGTGGACCGACTGGGAAAACGACGAAGGCGACAGCATCGACGACGTTATGCGGGAGGAAGCATGCGACCAACAGAGCTAGATGACTGGGCCTACTGGGCTGAAGTCGCCAACGAAGTGATGGGCGGACAGAAGCAGGGCGAATGGCTCGCCTGGCTTCGCTTCAGAGCGAAGGTGCTGGGGCCGTTTGATTGATCAAGAGAAGCCAGCGCGGCTCCAACAGCGCCTATCCGGGTGGGATGCCCGGGCCCTGATGGCTAGGTAGCGTGGAGCTTAGGCGGGTGAAGGTAGTTAAGTAAGCCGCCGATCTGAGAAGCGCTTGAAAACTGGCAGACATGACAGGCTGCCGGTCCTAGCCATGAGGGCGTAACAAACCTTCAACTATTGAGGATGCCTAACATGGGTAAATTTGCAAATCAATCGGCCTACCGCGAATTCGAGCGCCAACAGAACCGCAAGCAAGACGCCTACTTCGAACCTGACGCTGAGCCAACCGACGAGGATCTCGCATCGCAGCATGACGACGATTACTGGCGGCGGCTGGATGCGGGGGCGCGGCGGCATGTGTGGGGCGAGATGGGGAGGATGGGATGAACGACTGGAACAACTTCAAGGCGTCATTCGCACAGAAGTGCAACGATGCGGAGCCTGCAATGAGCGAGATCAAAGACGGTGGACCGGCGTTTCCCGGTCCGGACCAAGCTGAGCAAACGGTCGACATCAACGAAGGCATGACGCTGCGCGACTACTTCGCAGCGAAGGCGATGCAGGCCGTCGTACTGAAGCAGAACGAATTGCACGACATCCAGGCGATGTACGACCGATTAGCGCTGCATGCGTACAAGGTAGCCGATGCGATGCTGAAGGCTAGAGGTGAATCATGAGCCTGACCTACTTTCGCACTGAAGACGCGATCGTGACTATCTCCGACATCGCTCGCCAGAAACTCGCCACCGAGCAGCGCGACATTCGCCACGATCAGCAGAGGGCGGAGATATTGACGTGGGGCTTGGCTATCTCGGTCGCAATCATTGCGGCGGTGGTTATCAAATATTTGATGGGCGGTTAGATGGAAGGACTGACTCTCGACGACCTGAAAATGCTTCGCCACATGCTCGGCATGACGTATCTACCTCGTGACTGGGGATTCCGCAACTACTACGCGACCAGCGGCGGCAGTGCGATGGAGGCGCTAGATCGCCTCGCGACGCTAGGCTACGTAGTGAAGGGCCACACCAGCGACAGCATGCATTACTACCACGCAACCGAGGCCGGGTGCATAGCCGCCGGGTTGAACGAAAAGCAAATCAAACGTGCTTTCGAGGATTGAAATGAACATTCCGAAAATGACCGATCTGCGCCATGTCGACACCGGCCTGACCGCCGAACAGCGCCTGGGCGCTCTGAACGAATCGAAGGCCATGAAGGCTATCAAGTCGCTCGGGAATCGCTGGCTTTTGGCGAAGGACTACGACGGCCACTATCAGCCGGAGTTGCATGCGCGGGGTGCTGCATGAAGAAGCGCTACCAGTTGGAGTATTCCGGCTCAAGCCGCATGGTTATCGAGATTGACGACGTCGTTTTCACTGACGCGCATTTCAAGGAGTGCAGTGATTTCTGGTCCAACAAGCCGAATTTCAAAGACTGGCTTGGGATGGTCTATCTGATCGCTCTGCGCGAAAGCATCGCTTCGTGGAACTCGACGGCCAGTCTACGCGAGGGGAAGGAAGAGGGATTCCCGAAGATGGACGGCAGCGAGGGAATCACGATCATCAGTTTCGACGATTTCGAGTTTGACGACTTCGAGATTGAGTGCCGGGAGGTGACATGACCCGCTACGACAACGCTCTTCACGTCATGGAGCTGCAAGGCGGCTCGTTCGTGAAGTCACTGGCCAACTGCTACCTCATGGCCGATCCATTCAACAAAGCAAAGCTGCGCGAAACGTTCGCCGGGTACTTCGATGTGTATGAGGCGAGGTTCGAGCAGTGGAAGGAACAACATAAGGAGGCTGCGTGAGCGAGTCCAAGGAACTGACCGTACCGGAGCGCGCAGCAATCGCGCTAGGTACTGCCGAGCATGAAAAGAACCTGCTGGCGCTTGCCACCAAGTACGCCGACATCACCAAGATCGTCAATCCTGCTGGCCGCGAGCAGTGCCACAGCGCGTACATGGAGTTGAAGAACACGCGCGTGGCTATTGCGACGGCCGGCAAGGTGGCGCGCGAAGACGCCAACGCCTTCCAGAAAGCGGTCATTGCTGAAGTCGATCGACTGACCGCGATCACTGCGGCCGAGGAAGGGCGCCTTCAGGCTTTGCGTGATGCATACGACGCCGAGCGCGAGGCCGAACGACTTGCCAAAGCCGCTGCGGACAGAGCCAGAGTCAATAGCATCCGCGCCAAGATTGACGAGATCAAAGATTGCCTGGTCGTTGGCATGGGTCGTTCATCCGGCGAACTCGCATCAGCCATCAGCGAACTGGAAACGACCGAAATCACGCTCGAGGAATACGGAGACTTTGCTGGTGAGGCGCAGGCGGCTCAGGCAGCGACGGTCGTCAAGCTGAAGGAGATGCTGACGGCGCAGGTCGACCATGAAGCCTCACAAGCCCGACTCGCATCAGAACGTGAGGCGCTTGAAAAGCAGCGTGCGGAATTGGCGGAGCAGGAGCGTCTTGCTGCCGTGGCGCGTGCTGAGCAGGAAGCCCGAGATCGGGCTGAGCGTGAGCGGATCGAGGCCGAGCAGCGGGCGGCGCAGGAGCGGGCCGCCGAGGCGATGCGGCAGCAACAGGCCGAGCACGAAGCAAGGATGCGGGTGCAGCAAGAGGAAATCGACCGGCAGCAGGCCGAATTAGCCGCCGAGCGCCAACGCCAAGCAGACGAAGCCGCGCGTGTCGAGCGCGAGAAGCAGGAAGCGATCGATGCGGAAGCGGCGCGAGTTGCGGCGGAAGATCGGCGCAGGCGGGAAGAGGCAGAGGCGGCGGCTCGTGCGGAAGCGGAACGGCTGGAACGCGAGGCGGCAGCAGAAGTGGAGCGGGCCGAACTTGCCGCTGAGGTTGCCCGCCTGCAAGCCCTGAGTTTCGCCAATGACGGCCTGGGGATGCTCGAAGACGTGTTGCAGGAGATCGCCATTCCGGTCGGGCAGGAATGCTGCGGTCAAGCCTATGGCGAGTGCTGCGGCAATGCGGAGCCGGTCTTCCACACGCTCGAGTCGCTCTCCACCGAATTCAACAAATGGCGCAACGAGATTATTCAGCGGCGCCTTGATCGAAAGGAGGCAGCATGAACGAAATCATCGAAATGCCGCGCCGCGAGAGCGCGGGTATCGTAGCCGGTGAGGTGCATCAGTTTTCTGCCATGGAGATTCGCCAGCGCGTGAATCTCGTGCAGGAGGTGATGCGCTCCATCATGAAGAGCGAGACGCACTACGGCGTGATTCCCGGCACCAAGAAGCCGTCACTGTACAAGCCGGGCGCGGAAGTCCTTTGCGTGACGTTCCGCGTCGCCGACAAGTATGAGATCGAAGACCTGACCGTCGACGGAATGGCGCGTTTCCGAGTGCGCTGCATCGGCATCCATCAGGTGACAGGCGTCGTACTGGGCGAAGGGATGGGAGAGTGCTCATCCCATGAGGAAAAGTACAAGTGGCGGGGCGCAATCTGTGCCGAGGAATTCGAGGTAACGCCCGAGAATCTGCGCCGCCTGAAGTTCGCCAAATGGAACAACAAGGTCGAGAAGAAGCAGCAGATTCGCACGGAGTCTGCCGACCAGGCGAACACAATCCTCAAGATGGCCTGCAAGCGCGCCAAGATCGCCATGACGCTAAACGTCACTGCAGCGTCGGACATCTTCACGCAAGACATCGAAGACTTGCCGGAAGAGTATCGGCACGACGACGAGCCGGGCGAACCGGTTCTGAGCGCGCTGGGTATCAAGCTGGTTGCCGAGGCCAACGCAGTGGCGACACGGGACCAGTTCGATACCCTTTGGAAGCGCGCTGTGAAGGAGATCAACGCGGCGAAGGACGCGGCTGCATCGGATGCGTTCAAAGCTGCGATGGCCGCCAAGAGCAAGGCGCTCCCGGCGAAGGCAGCCGAACCCCAGCGCGAGCCGGGCGCAGATGATGCCGAAATGGAAGCCGAGTTTCAACGTCAACTTGCCGCCGAAGGAGGCCAGCAA